ATGCCCCCGAATCTTATATCACAACTTAAGAAGAACCTGAACCGCCGTGGTCTTAGACAAATCGCAAACCGAAACGCGAGGACATCAGTCGCTTAGCTCCGGGCATACTAGGTTTTGACCACAGTAACCATCTAGACCAAAATCCAGCAGTTTTTAAACCGGATTTAGTCCATGTTTCACCCATACGTCCATGCCGTGCGAGATATCTCTTCATACGCGATGGATCTTTATGAATAGTGTAATCTGAGTACCCCGCACCCCCGAAATCTACGTGTGAACCATCCTCAAAAGTGACTCTATATTTCTTTTCAGGATTTGGACTCTTTCTGAGTGTTACCTTCATTACTATGAGCGAAGAAAATTTTGGGATTTCTTTTCGTGTATATATTAAATGTCAGTATACATCTGGATATCGATCGTACTTTGGATATTATTTATACTAGGTGGTCACGCCTTACGTGACCCACCCGACAAATACGATTATCCATCTATACCCATAGAGAAGATGGATATATACACAACACCTGTAGACGTCAGGAAAGAATGGGCGCGTCAGGAAGAATCGAAACCAAAGAAACCGGAATACACTTTCAGTCCAGATTCACAAAACCACTTCGCGATTTTTTAATGTGATATGATAATAACATGCAAACACTTATATTTGGTGTGGGTTTATTGGGACTCACTTTAATAAGTGCACTTAATTCGAGTAAAGATTTAACACGTGTCCCCTCTATACCTCTCATAGCCGGTGAAACGAGTTGGGATTCTGATTCCGATTCCGATTCCGATGTCAATGAATATATCATAAAGTCGGCAATACAACACAGACGCGAATATCCCACATTATCCCACGCACCGAGTGACTATTTTACACTCGACGATATTAAAAAAGATAAATCGTTGCGTATAAAATTTATAAATTTACTAGACAAGCGCGTTAAATTTACAATACACCCTGTCACGTGGTCGAGATGGTTTTTGAGCGCTTTTAAATGTATGATACCCACCCCCGTTGGTAGTATAGGCATCGAAGGTGACGTAGAGAAGGACACTGTAAAAAATAATGAAGTCAGATTAGCACCTATTTCAAAAATGAAAAGGCGTTTACCGGATATTTGTGAGTTTTCTATACCATATAAAAAGGTTTACGTTTCGATGTACGTTGATGGAATGCCTGTATTCGTAGATCGCAAAATGAAAACGTACGACACGTTTATTTGTAGATCACACACAGGAGTTCGTGCATAAAGAATAGACGCCGTATTAAACCATGGATCAAGAAATTACAGACCTCATTAACCAGCTTCACGATCTCCGTGAAGAATGGCACGAGATCGAAGACGAACACAAATTAGTCCTGAATGATACCATCCAGGTTTCACGAGAGGCGCAGGCTTTAAAGGTCATGCTAGGCATTTCATGGGTCATACATGGTGTATTTGCATGGATTTTCATGGACACGACATCGGGAGAAACTCTCGCCATCGAACCCATGCAGTTTAATCATACATAAAGAACATCTACTAAATAAATACAAATGAATAAGAAAGAAGAGCTCGTATTCATGTCGGTACCATACAGCGAACGCATGAAAATTTATAACGAACAGAAAAAAAGTGCAACTGAAAAGGCTATGAATAGTGAAAAGATTCATTATAAATCTACTAGTGACCCCGAAAGGTTCAAAGAGTTTCTCGAGAAGCGACTCGAATTATGGGACTCACTTAAATCGAACGTGATCGAAAACGGACGATTGAAGAAAGGGTTTACGAACAGATACCACGAGAAAATGTACGACAAGACCAATGAGATCATACAGAATCTACCCTGTTAAGTTCGTCGTCTTGGTACGACATATCTTTACTTTTTCTTTTGTTTACATTTGAAAAGGCTCCTAACCATCTATTAACAGCTCGTTTTGAGGCGATAACAGAATTTGTTTCATCGTTCACAACGATACTGAGTCCATTGCACACATCAGGTTTATTGGGTTTATTAGGAAACTGAACTTGAAATGCCTGTATAGAAACTGCGGGAATGTCAGGTGCTTCATCTAACAGTCGATCATAATCTTCTCTACACTTCATTACAAATTCGACCACATTTGCCCTATGCCTTACATCTAATGATAGTTCCATATCAATATTTCTATAGAATTTGGACCATTGTATACACATAGCAGAATGTCCTTCCGAAAGACTTAAACTCTGACTAAATTTACTAATACTGGTTAAAATCCCCGCCAAAACATTCAAAAAAGCAAAGAAATATTGGATGATCATAATACGAGTTCTAGTATCACTACTTGCATTGGAGTTACCACTCGGATTTAACACTGCAAAACCACCGACACCTGTTATCGAGGCTATTACAATCGAAGGGTACGCTAACCAGTCATTCTGTTTTTTATAAAAAAGTCGAGAGTGATTATGAAGCCATCGATATCCCGCACCCTTTTCCGCCCAGCGTATTAGTAATTTTTCCTGTTTTTCACACCATAAACAGTTTACCTGTTCATCTAGTGAATTTTTATCAGACATGGCCTGTACTTATGTTACGTTCAGATTATTCTGAAATTCATAGGCAGTTGAACGCGCCAATTTATCGACAAGTTCATTTTGCACATTTCCATTATGGGCTTTTACCCAGCGCCATTCTACAATTTTTATAGACTGAACAAGTGTATCGAGAGTTTTCCACAGTTCTTTATTTTTTACCGCGGTCCCGGATGCCGTGCGCCATCCGTTACGCTTCCAATTTTTTATCCATGAAGTGATTCCATTTTTGGTATAATTGCTATCCGTAAAAATACGGACTTCGTCAATGCCAAATTTTTTAGTCTGTTCCAACCCTCTTATTATCGCTGTCATTTCCATGATATTATTCGTAGTTTCTCGAGATCCACCTGTTAGTTTAAAATCTCGTGAAATGACGCCCCATCCTCCGGGTCCCGGGTTTCCAAGGCAGCTACCATCTGTGTAAATCTCGAACATATTCTTACTTATCGTTTATCTTTTATATTGTTAGGAGTGGGAGGATATTCTGAAGCTCGTTTTGGTGTTTTGCATATCGTATCTCCACAGTGATCTCTATTCTGATATACAGAGTTTATGGATGCCGACATTTCACTACAATTTTTAAGCGACCATCGCCCGAGCATGGGTTTTTCCACTTTTAACAACATGTCAATCAATTTCTTAATCATACTTTAAAAACGCGTTTATCTTTTATACTTCAATAAGTGTATGCTGTCCAAAAAAGTTGCGTTGTGCCATAATAAACGACATCGAAGTTTTCTGTTGGTGTATAAAGTCGTATTGAATAACGGCTGCCTGCACGGTTGGACACGGTACACCCGCGGTCATACAATGTAACACAAAAATTCGCGCATCTAGAATGTGTTTGTCCATAATAGTGTATAAGTCCTCTGCGATAAGAGGACATTCGATAATGGTACCACTCGACCACGCGTCAACTACACTCTGCTTATGAGTATTACGTGTTTTCATGAGATCAAACCCCTCTAAAAGAGAAGCAGCGAATGTAAAACGTAGTGTATTCATTCCACAAATGGGTGCAAACGCAGAAGTCGCATGTTGCTTGGTCTGAATAGACTTTATGTATTTACTCGTAATTCTAGTATTAACAGCTGAATTAATAACAGGTGTAGGAATTTCGTATTCTAAGCCAGCTTGAGAACACCATAACCCAGTATTATTCATTTCTGCGACATCGGAAATCTTATCCATCTCGTATTGCTCGAGTACTTTCAAAGCTGATCGCACAATATACCCATCCATATCTGTACCGATAGCCCTTTCTAGACTAGCTTTCATACGCGTATCATCATGACCGCAATAAGAGTATAAATCTGCAACAGCTTGTAACATTCCGTATTCCACCCCGTTATGAACCATCTTTGTAAAATGCCCGACACCGAAATCTTCTCCCATATACGTATGTCTGTTAGATATCTTTGTGAGGATGGGCTTAGTCATCTCGTATGCATGCTTAGTTCCACCTATCATGAAAGCTGGACCTTCACGAGCACCGACGGTACCACCGGAAAGCCCGGTCCCTAAATAATTTACCATTCGAACCTTGCATTTAGATCCACGGGTTCTAGAGACCCTGTAAAATTCATTTGAACAATCTATGATTGTATCATTAGGTCTCAAATGTTTGAGTAGAATTTTAACAGTATCATCTGTTGCATCCCCGTGAGGAAGAGCTGTAAAGATAACACGCGGCCATTTCATCGCATCTACCATTTTACCTATGGACTCGTGTCCAAACACGTTCTCAGATTGTTCTTCCAATGCGATAACCTTAGAATACGTTTTGTTATACACATGCAATTTCTGCTTCTCTTGAATGTTAAGTGCGAGATTTTTTCCGATAGAACCCAACCCAATTACACCCAAAGAACTTGTCATTATGTTATATTATATATCGATTTATTTAAGTTGCTTAAAACTTAATTCAATGTATAACATAGATGCGTCCTGTTGTGAGTTTATCTGTACCACGTTTATTCCGTGCACCCAATATTAAGGTAGACAAGTCACCCGAATCAGAGTATAAACCGAAATCGTATAGCCAATTTATGAAAAGTCTAGAAAAGAAAGAGCTTCCCCAGGTGTTGATTAAACCCTCTAAGAATATCGCGATTTTCACGGAAAAGGATGGAAATTACGGAGATGTCGCGATCGTTCAATCCGATAAGTTCTGGGAGACACTTATCAATAGTGAAGCTAATATCAATATAGATACTACTCAACCACAAAATCTTGCCGAAAATGTAATTGTAGCATTTTTCGTCTTGTATGCTTTTACCATGTTCCGTGCCATCTTTGGAAGTAAAGATGGTGGTGGAATGGGAATGCCTAACCCATTTATTAAATCAGCCGAATTTGATATGGAACAGGCTATAGAAACCCGATTCACCGATGTTGAAGGTATAGATTCTGCTAAATACGAACTCGAAGAGATCGTTGATTTTCTTAAGAATCCTGAGCGTTATTTGGGCAGTGGAGCCAAAATCCCCCGAGGTGCTCTTCTTTCCGGATCACCCGGAACTGGTAAAACTTTACTCGCTCGAGCGATCGCAGGTGAATCTAGTGTCCCCTTCATTCAGTGTTCAGCAGCGAGTTTTGTTGAAATGTTTGTAGGCGTGGGTGCTAAGCGTGTGCGCGAACTTTTCGAACAAGCGCGAACGAATCAACCGTGTATAGTTTTTATAGATGAGATCGATGCCGTGGGTAAAAAGCGTGCATCCGGACCTATGCCGGGTAATGATGAACGTGAACAGACTATCAATCAACTTCTCACAGAAATGGATGGGTTTGATGAAAACACGGGAATCGTAGTCATAGCAGCTACTAACAGAAGTGATATTCTAGATGAAGCTCTTCTTCGCCCAGGTAGATTCGATCGCAAGATTCAGGTCAGCTTACCCAGTGTTGGGGGTCGTAAGAAGATTCTTAAAGTACATGCTCGAGGTAAGAAACTCGATAAAAGTGTAAGTCTTGGATCTCTCGCGAAACAAACGACGGGGTTTTCAGGTGCTGAACTCGCTAACTTATTGAATGAGTGCGCTATTCGGGGGGTTCGAGATGGAGATGGTACTATCACGGAAGCTATAGTAGACGATGTATACCAGAGACTGATAGTAGGTGCAAAGGGTGATACGACTTTTACGGGACATAAAAAGGAGGTCATCGCCTTTCACGAAGCGGGGCATGCTATCACGGGTGCAGTCATTCCGGGATATGATCGTGTGCGTAAAGTGTCTATCATCCCTAGGGGTGCAGCCGGCGGTGTGACTTTCTTTCAGCCTTCGGAAGAGAATGCAGAATCGGCTCTTTACACAAAACAGTATCTTAAGAATCAGATGGTCGTAGCTCTAGGTGGACGCGCAGCCGAAGAGCTTATATACGGAGCCGATAATATCACCACGGGCGCTTCTTCAGACTATGCCCAAGTTTATAACATCGCTCGAGAAATGGTTACCACGTATGGTCTAGGTATTAACAACTTCGATTATAGGAACCTGTCACCTACAGCTGCGTTAATGGTAGATAAGGAAATCAGTGATCTTGTCTCGGAATGTTATAAACGTTCAAAGGAACTTCTGTCTATTAATATGCTTGAACTTAAACAATTAAAAGAAAAACTTATCGAAGATGAACTCGTAGACGGGTCTTGGGTGTATGAACTGTTTGGGGGTACTATTTCATGTAACAGTGTAGATGCATGGGACGACGAGAATGCTTCTTGCACGTTCGACTGATCCGACCGGTCGGACACCTTACGAAATTTGGAACAAAAAAAAAGCGTTACAAAAAGTCGAGGGAGTCAAAAATGTATTGAACCTTCATTTTTAAAAAAATGTGTAAGAACAATTTTTAAAAGTGAAATAATAATATTTATGAAATACTTCGTATGAGTATTTAGTTAGAGAAGGCGAGACCACCCATACCCGATTGGATACGGAGGACGTTGTAGTTCACGGCGAACATGTTAAGGTTCAGCGCGGTAGCGGCAGCCTTGGTCTTGAT